ACGTATGATTTCATACGTCCACCCCAACTACGTTAGGAGACAAGGTGAAGTCACCGAAGAACAACTGCCCGGAGTCAGTGCTCCGGGCGTCTCAGCGGCGCATAGCGGAGCTGGAGAAGGCTCTGCAGTCCGCCTACTCCTGGGGATACCTCTCCGGCAAGCTGTCTGAGCTGGACGAGATCCTAGAGGCCGCGGCCGTCCCGATTCCTGAAGAGATCCTTACTCGTACCCGAATGGTCCGGGTGTGGGTGGAGGGGTTCAAGAAGCACCACGGCTGGACGATCCAGCCGGAGGGGAGGTGCCCCCGTCGCGAGGTCACCTGGATGCTCCACTACGCGGCCATGCTGTCCAACGCCTCTCTCGCGAGTCATGAGTCGGTCCGGGAATGGCTGTGGAAGATCGCCCGAGCAGCCTCCAACCTTCTGAGCGAGGATCTTGACGTCCTGGCCCTGGCCCTGGAGGAGTACGCCCGCGCCACCCGTAAGCATCCGGGCATGACGCTGGAGTGCGACGGGCACACCGAGGCCACGCGCCTGTTCGCCCTCGTTGAGGAGATCGGCGAGGTCGCGGCCTGCCTTACCTACGACAACGACGCCGATACCGGCCACAACTCGGACCTGGAGTCCGAGGTTATCCAGGTCATTGCCCTGGCTTTGGCCTGGGCCACCCGTTACCTAGAGGAGAAGGAGGAGCCTAATGAGTGACGCCGACAAGATTGCCGCCAAGCTGGAGACCTACCTTGATTCTGGCTACTTCGCCAAGGCGATTCTGGAGGTATACATGCTGATTAATCACATCCACTTTCTTGAGCAGCAGGTGGCTAGTTTGAAAAACACAATTGCCAGAATGCAATCCGATACGGTTGAGAGTGAGTGAGTGAGATGGACGTCAAAGTAGGACACCTTCCCAACCCTTACCGGATCGATAGCGCTTATGCAGGCGGACAGCCTATCGGGACGGTTGAGAAGATCGTCATGGATGAGCCAGACCAGGACCGACTAGTCCCTACATCAGGCGAGCCTTGCGGGAGGGCTTCGAGGTCGAGTTTCGGGAGGTCTCCTAAGGAAGCCGCGGGGTGGGTAAATGCTGAACGTACTCCCCCGAATCAGCGGATTCTTCATCGCCTCTCACCTAAAGGTGAGCTACTCGGTAGCCGTCGAGCTCGCGAGCATCGCCTTCGTGAACGGACTGAAGATTCTAAGCGAGGTGTCCACTCATCCTAAAGAGGCGGGCCGGAAGTCCCCGGCCATTAGTGACGGAGGCCTCAGAATTCGCCGGGCGAGGCTGCACGACCATATCGATCTGCGGATTCCCAAGGACGGCTCGACCTCGGACCTTGTCCGCGACATCGTCGATATGCGTGACCCGCTGAGGCTGATCCGTACCACGGTATCGGAGTATCAGCGTCCTCGGCGATCCTGGTGGGCGGTAGTGCCTTCCGATCAGTACTCATTCACCAATTTCCTATAGGAGACACCTATGACATCCATCAACGACGTTGCATACCTGCCCAGGCGTCTGGAGGACTGGGCCGACGGCAAGGGCTACCGCGGGGCCTTCGGGATCGACGCCGAGCGCGCTATGGCCGAGGACCTGCGCAAGTTGCTCTCGCTGACCGTCCAGCAGGCCAAGGCCCTGGAGGACTCGCAGGAGCGCGCCATCGCCCTGGAGCAGCGGCTCCCGACCTCGCAGACTGACGACCTGGAGCCGAAGCCCCCCGCCGAAGACCCGCTCGAGGAGGCCGCGCGACTGGACCGCAAGGCCCGCCGGGACGCTCAGTTGGCTCGGGCCGCTCTCCAGCAGGAGGTGCTGGCCGCCTACTCACGTGGGGTCTCGAAGTCGGTACTGAGCCAGGTCTCCGGCATGACCCGCCAGACCGTTGACCGCGTGCTCGGGCAGTGGAAGCGCAGGCCTCCGCGGTTCGGGGACGGTGAGACACAGCCCACACTGTTCTGACCTCTGCGGGCTTGCCTTGGGGAGTATGCCGTCATACGCTTAGGGCAAGCCCGCAACACCTACCGCCTAGCGAGGAACCATGAGCACCGATACCTCACCGACAAAGACCACCTGGACCCGCGTCTTCCAGCACCCTCAGGCGCGCATCAAGCCGCTAGACGCGGCCACCATGCATGAGGCCACGACGTGCCTCGTCTACGAGAACGGGCAGACCGTCGCCCAGCTGAAGCGCTGCGGACAGCGCTGCTGGGGCGTCTACCCGACCGGCATGACGATCCCCGCCGCGTTCGGGGCCTCCGCTCTGGAGGCTGTGACGACGTGGATTGGCGCCCGGGACGGGGAGGCCGCATGACTCGCGCCCTGACTCCTCCGGAATGGGAGAGGTACCTCCTCCGAACCGGCGAGCTGTGCGCCGGATACGGTGGCCTGAGCCTATCCATCGGGGACAAGCACCCGACTTGGATGGCTGAGATCGACAAGCACGCCTCACGAGTCCTGCGGGATCGCTTCCCATGTACTTCTAACCTGGGAGACATGACGTCCGTGAACTGGGCGGACGTTGCTCGCGTGGACGTCCTCCTTGGAGGAACTCCATGCCAGGACCTGTCGGCGGCC